AAGTTTGTAAATATGATATATATGCATTTGCTGTTAGATACTTTTCTCATTATCTTAAACGTAGAAGTAGTAAATTACATAGATATTTATATAAACTTCTCAACAGGAAGATTGTATCCAAGAGAAAGGATAAATCATTTAAGATTGCTATTGCGGCTCCCAGGAGCAATTCAAAAAGTTCAGTAATATCTTTAATTTTCCCACTATGGTGTTTGTGTTTTGACAAAAAGAAATACATTATCATGCTTTCAGATACAGGAGGAAAGGCAGAAGGATTTTTAGAAGATATTAAAAGAGAACTCATACACAATGAGAAATTAGTAAGAGACTTTCCAGAAGTTTGTGGTAAAGGTTCAATGTGGAGAGTTGATGAGATTATCACAAATAATGATATTAAGATAAAGGCTACTGGTACTGGTAGCAATATTCGTGGAGAAAGATATGGTATGTATAGGCCAGATCTCGTAATCGGAGATGATTTAGAAAATTCTGAAATGGTAAGGTCTAAAACTAAGAGAGAACATATCAGGTATGATTGGTTTAACAAAGATGTTTTATACGTTGGTGGAGAAGCAGGAACCCAAACAGACTTTTTTGTTATAGGAACCATATTAGGTAAGGACAGTCTCTTAAATGCACTCTTAGATGCTGAACAGTATCCCGCTTGGGAATCAAGAAGATTTGCTGCAGTTATAAAGTTCCCTGAATCAGATAAGTGGGAAGAGTGGGAAAGTATATATAAGAATAGATTGAATGCTAATAGACAAGAAGATGCATTAGCATTCTTTGAAGAGCACACACAGGAAATGGAAGAAGGAGCAGAAGTTCTATGGCCTGATGGTGATCCAATCTATAACTTGATGGTTGAGAAAATATCTGATCCATCTGGGTTTATATCAGAAAAGCAAAATGATCCCATTGATCCATCTAAAGTTCTTGTCTTAGAAGAAGAACTTTCATTCTTGGATTTTCATCATGGCATAGTTCATGAAGCAATAAGTACCAATAGAGTTGATTACTTTTCAGCATTAGATCCAAGTTTAGGTAAAGGTAAGGATTCAGATTTTTCATGCATAGTAACAATAGCAAGAGATAGAAAGACAGGGTATTTATTTGTTGTTGATATTGATCTTAAACGTAGAAGTACCGATGAACAGATAGCAACTTTGTTAAAAAAGTTTACAAAGTATAAACAGAAAAACATCGCAATAGAAACAAATGCATTTCAGATTGTTCTTGCTGACAATCTTAGAAAGGCTTCCAGAAAAGAAGGATTCTATCTTCCAATAACAGATTTACCAAATTATAGTGATAAGCATATGAGGATACAATCTCTTGTTCCATTGTTAAAAGACGGTACAATTATATTTGATAAATATCAATATCGTACAAACCAAATGTACAACAATGGAATAGAGATGCTTACCACTTATACGGAAGGGGCTTCACACGATGATTTCCCAGATGCACTTGAAATGGCAGTTAGAATCTGTAGGCAGAAAAAATTTAAACTCACGACTAAATCAAATAATTAAGGTGTTAAGGAGAATAATATGGCAGATGTAAAACTTTCAGATCGAACTAACCCTCTGTATGATGAAAAAGAAACGCTTTGGTCCTTATACTACGAAGCAGCAGCAGGTGGACAAGGTTTTGCTCAAGACAATCTCTTTACTCACAGGCTTGAAGATAATGATGACTTTGCAGATAGAAAAGACAGAGTATATTATTTGAATTTTTGTGACACTTTACCAACTATTTATAATTCTTATATATTTCAAAATGAAATTAGTAGAAAACCCGATGAGACTTTAGAAGAATTTAGAAGAAATGTTGATGGAAAGGGAACTGCAATTGATGACTTTGTAAAAAAGGTCGGTTACTATTCCTCAGTCTACGGAGTATGTCATGTTATTGTCGATATTCCGACATCTAAGAAAAAAGGTAAGATATCAAAACTTGACGCAAAGAGAGACAACTTGTACCCTTTTGCTCGTATCCTTCACCCTACACAATTAAAAGATTGGAGTATTGATGAGCAGGGTAATTTCAGATGGGTACTAATTGAATATGAATATTACAAAGATGAAGATCCTACACAAGAACGTGAAATTGAAACACATTATAAGTTGATCACCACAGAGAATTGGGAAATTGTCAACCAAGATGGAGATCCCGTTAAGTTAGAAGATGGATCACCTAACAAGGGTCCAAATACACTGGGGTTTATTCCAATTGTAACAATGTACCACAAAAATAGTGATGAAGATGATAAAGTCGGAGAATCGATGTTAAAGGATATTGTTTACATTAACATTATCATTTTAAACTGGTGTTCTCTGATAGATGAACAATTAGCAAGAAACTGTTTCTCACAATTAGTAATTCCAGATCGTGGAGATATTTATGAGGCTGTAGAAGGTGGTAAGACTAATCCACTAGTTACCGTTGGCAACTCATCTGTGTTTACCTTCGATGGGGAATCAGCAAACCCACCTCAATTCATATCTCCAAATACAGATACAATTACAACTGTCTGGAAAATGGTATCAGATCATATTAAAGAAATGTACCGGCTTTCAGGATTGTTATCAGGAACATCAGATCTATATGCCCCAACATCGGGTAGAGCAAGTCAGTTTGGATTCTTGTCTACCAATGCCGCATTAGCAGAAAAATCACTCAGTTATCAGAAGTTTGAGAACAAGATGTCTGAAGTAGCTTATCTTCAACTTGGCAAATCCTCAGAAGAATATGAGCAAGTCCATTACCCCACCACCTTTGACCTTTCAACATTAGAGGAAGAGTTAGATTCACACATTAAGATAATGGAAATGAACTTCAGTGCATTGCTCAACAAAACAATCCAGAAAGACATCTCTAGGAAAGTCGTGCCATTAGCACCAACTTCTGTTAGAGACGGGATAGAAAAAGAGATTGATGCAGGAGACGGTGTTGTCACAGCAAAAGGGACAATGGAAGAGGCCACTCCCGTAGATGACGGATCAGGCAATCCTAATTTACAAAAGTTGAGCAATACGTTTAAAACGTCAGATTCTTTGGAAAAGGAAGTTTCACAAAAAAGGACACAGGAGTAAATTATGACTAAATCAGATGCAGTTAGAGAAAGAGAATGGCAAGCAGAAGATGACGCAAGAACTCTTACGAGAGCAGAAGAGATTAATTCTGACTCATCTCGTAAGAAGAAAGCTATAGTAAAAGTTAAACAAATGGTTAAGGAAAAGGAAAAGGAAGTTACAGCATTTAAGAAGGTAGCTAAAGTTAAACCTGTAAAGAAAAAAACTGCCACTAAACGAAAAACTAAAAAGTAACGGAAGTTACAAAGATATCGGAGGATATACAACATGACGTTAGAACAATTGATTGCGAAAGCAAAGGAACTTGGAATTACCGTACCAGAAGATGCAGATGAAGATAGTTTAAACACACTGATTCAGGACAAAATGAAAGAATTAGAAAAAAATTCTGATGATGATAAAGATGATGAGTATTGGAAAACAGAAGCAAAGTCCGCTTTTGACGCAAGAGATGACGAAAAGAAAAAAAGGCGTAAGTTGGAAAAACAACTTAACGACATGAAGAAAAAAGTAGAAGATGCTCCATCGAAGGGTCAGTTAGATGATTTAGAAGACAAGCTTAAAACGTTATCTGAGTTCAGGGAGAAGGTCGAGAAGGAACAGGAAGATAAAGAACTAAAGACAAAAACTGAGATTGAACGTGCTGAAATTAAACACAATAAAGCCGTTGAGGAACTTACCAAGGGATTTGGCACTGAGATGGATAAGTTTAAAACCTTAATGGGTGACACTGAAGAAAAGATGACTGCAAAAGATGATCAAATCAAGTCATTAAGAAAAGATAGATTAGAAGTTGAGGTTCGAGAGGCCGCAGCTAAAAATAAAGCGATTAGTCCAAAACAAGTTGCTTTAATGGTTAAGAATGATTTTACATATAATGAAGACTTGGATGAGTTTGAATACGTAACCTTTGATAAAAAAGGAAAAGTTGAAGGAGATATGACAGTTGATGAGAGAGTTAAAAGCTTTCTTGAAGCGGAAGAGAATGAGAACTTAGTTGAAGCAGATGTAAATAAGAATAGTCTTGGTACAGATAAAAGTAAACAGACACCAAATCCTAAACCTGGAACATTAAAGAAATCTGCAGACGGAAAATATGATCCGAAAGACAAGGATCTTTTAGAAGAAGCAGAGGAGAATGGTTTAGAAGTTGGTGACTATATTGAGACACTTCAAATGCGTGATGCTAAATTAGGAAAAACAAAACAAAACGAAAGTTAGAATGCTAGAAAGTGGATGCTTTCCTGTCGTTAGAGCTTTTTTAACAAAAGGAAGGTGAGATTATATGAGTAAAGTTAGATATGGTCTTGTAGAAGGACCGGGGCATGGACGAGAATACCGTTGTGCCACTGCCCAGACTGTATATCGGAGGGGTGGAAAGTTCGTATATTTATCAGACGGGTATGTTACTGTTTGCGCGAGCGATGCTGACGTTGTACAAGGTTGGCTGGAAGCACCTAAAGATACTTCAGGGCAAAGTTATTACAAAACAAGTACCTCTCTCAATGAGAAATTGTTTGTAATCTATGGCGATGACATGAACTCTTTTGAAATTCCCAATGGTGGAGCAGCTACATGTACAGCTTCTGATATCGGGAAAAACGCATTGATTCGAGATGCAAGTGGAGTTCAGGAAGCGTTAACGTGTGATACGGCGGCTAGTTCTTGCTTGTTTATTACAGACGTTGATACTACTAATGATACATTCATTGTTCAGGTAATGCCTGAGAATAGGAAAACAAAATAAGGGGAGGTGATGCTATATGGCTGGAGTAATGAGAAATCAGTAAATTCCTAAGTAAAACAAGTACTTAGGTGTAAGCTGCATACTTTCTATTTGCCATATACTATAATTATGAAATGTTTAATTTGCAATAAAGAGTTCAGAATAGTCAATAGTTCACATCTGAAGACACATAGTCTGACAGTAGCGGAATATGAAAAAATGTTCCCTAATGTTAAAAGATTTGATGAAGGTATATTAGAGTCATTAGCTAATAAAAATAGAATTCATCAAACGGGTAAAAAGTATTCTGAAGCATCTAAAGCTAAAATGAGCAGGACAAGAAAAGCTAAAATTATGTCAGGTGAAATTATAACACCATTTATGACAGAAGATAAGCATGGTAAAAATAATCCTGCATGGGGTAAAAATAGACGTTCCGTAGAAGATATAAATAAATCTAGGGAAAAGAGTAGTAAGTCTTTAGCTGAGGCAAGCATTAATGGTTATAGGTTTAAATATGGTAAGTTCTATTCAGAAAAATTAGGAGAAACATTTCATTATAGAAGTTCTTATGAATTAAGGTTCTTTAGTATAATTGAGAATACTGATGATATAATTCATTACGATTATGAACCTTTAAGAATTCCTTACAAATACGATGGAATAACTCATATCTATATTCCTGATTTTTTATTAACTACTGAAGAAGATAAGAAAACTTTGGTTGAAGTTGGTACTTATACGTTCAAGATATATACAGATGAAAGAACAGAAGCAAAACATAATGCTGCTATAGATTATTGTATTTTGAATAATATAAACTTCTTTATTGTTACTGAAAGAGAACTTGAGAAAATGGAAAATATGGAAAATCGGACGAACTGCTGGAAAGCCCTAAAGCCTATTTGCCACAACGTAATTGGAAACGATAAGCGTGACGGTTTAAAAAATAATAGGATATATGGGTAATCAGCA